ATACGTGATTTCATACCTTTTGCTTTTATGTACGCACCCATATCAATAGCACCGAGTAAGTTAATATCTGACGCTGTAGATTGAACAAGGAAGTTTAGACCAGAACGGATACTGTGACCTACAATACCTTGATCTGTAGATTGTACATTAGGCAATCTACGCTTACGACCATAGTAACTGTATACAAATCCATTCTGTTGAATAAACTTAGTGTTATTGTCTAGCCAAGCTCGTAATTTGTGGAACGCTTTGAAGTAATCATTGATCGCTTCCTGAGCTTCCTTCTTAGTAAAGCGTTTACCAGAACTCTTACTTACCTCATCAGCAATCTTAGCTGCACCAGCACCATACATGATACCGAAGGTTACAGCCTTAGCTGCTTGACGCTTGTCTGGATATAAGTCAGCTACTTCATGTACTTCACAAGGCAGTTTAAATACTTTGTGAGCGATTGTACTGTGGAAGTTACCGCCAGACTTAAATACATCTTTAAGCTCTTCATCATCTGCTAGTACCGCTGCAACATATACTTCTGCTGTTGTTAAATCCATTGCGATGATCTTGTGTCCTGGAGCAGCTTTGATACAGCCCTTAACAGCAGGATTATCACGTGGCAACTGTTGCATGTTTAGCTTACCAGATGAACTAAGACGCCCAGAGGTAGTACCATGTAGATTAAAACCTGTACGCAATCTGCTATCACGGTCAAGCTGTGGTATAATCTTGTCAAGGTATGTATTCTTGATCTTAGATTTTTGTCGTATGTCCAGAATGAGTCCTGGTACGTCGGATTTCTCTGCCAACTCGCCAAGGACTTCCGCATCTGTAGAATCTGCGCCCGTTCCCGTTTTCTTTCCAGTTGGGGGTAAGCCCAAGGCATCAAACAGTAAGCTACGAAGTTGAACAGTAGAGTTAGGGTTGAATTGCTTACCCTGAATTTCCTCAAACTTACGAATCTTTTCATTTTCATACAACTTTGCTATTGCGTTGTCAATGTCGTTCTGCATAACTTCTTGAGCAATGAGTAGACGTTGACGGTCAAATGGTACACCGTTATCTTGTACATCAATCAAGAAACGAGTACCTGGGATCAGGATATTCTCATAAACCCAGTTAAGTTTTGGATTTTGTTTGATCTTTATGAACTTCTCGTAGAGTAAGAACGTACAAAGTGCATCCATACCTGCATAAAGTTTCATAATATCAAACGGAATCATATCCCAGCTGAATTGTTCTTTGAGTAATCCATGTTCTTTTTTATACTGTTGAATCCAATCGTACATTGGTTTCTCGTAGTCGCCATATGGAGTATATTTCATAGTTAGCGATTTAAGACCGTGTGTACCTGGGTTTTCGTCAATAACGTAGTGAAGTAACATAGTATCTTCAAAACGAGGGAACTTGAAGTTGAAGTGATACTCAAAGAACGCAATATCGAATTTAGCATTGTGAAACACGACAATCTTCTTGTCAAAGAGTTCTTGGAGCAAAGACTCTGTTGTTTCATCAAAGCAATTAGTGTCGATATAAGCACCTTTCTTATCATCATACGCTAGGGAAATACCTAACATGTGACCGTCACGAGGCCAAAGACCAGTGGTCTCTGAATCCAGTGCAACGTAGTCAAGCGGAGCGTCAATAGCAGCTTGAATAAAAGCATTAGCTTCTTCAGTATCTTGGATACCAAAAGCAATACTCTCATCAATTACTACATCTTCCTTCTCATCGTTGATGTATTCGATGATTGACTTCTTACTGTCCTCCCAAGTACGACGAGCCTCTGGCTTGAACGCTAACATGGCAGGATTGATAACAGGTAAGAACTTCTCTTCAACTTTCTTACCTGAATATTCTGTTACGGAATTAATCTTAGTGAAAAACTTTAGTGCGTCAGAACCGACTAGGATGATCCAATCGTAGTCATCTACGTTGATGTCAATGTCACAGTCGCGTTTTAGCACTTTTTTGATAGAAGGGTCAGAACAAAGTTGGTAGCGATCAAATTCAAATGCGCCATCAAACTCGTCTGCAAAGTTGGTTTTACTTGGTTTGGTCTCTATTAGAGCGACCTTTGGGCTCGTCATATATACTCTCCTATGAGTAAAGTTTTTGTTTAAGTGATTGTATTTGTTTCTCTGTTAAAGCTCCAGGATCAATTTCTTTCGATCCAAAACGTATTGTACGATGCTGTAAGCCTAGATTGTCGCACAGTTCCATGATATGTGCTGCACCTTTCTGACCTGCTTCATCGTTATCAAGGAATATGTCGATACGATCTACACCTTTCATTTGAAGTATGGACAATTTGTCCTCAGTTACATTCTTTACTCCAAAACAACACATTACGTTAGTCATTCCTTTGTCTTGCAAATTAAGCATATCGTATATGCCTTCCACTAGCATAATAGTACTTTTTAGTGGAGTTACTTGTGGATATAGCGGTAGTTTTGCGCCAGCAGGTTGGTTTAGGTACTTAGGCGTACCATCGCCTGTGTGTCTACCTACGAATACCGCTATGTCGCCAACCCCGTCGCGGATTGGAAACACAATTCTACTGGTAAATACGTTTCTACTACCATCATCGTTTGGAGCCTCACAAGTAAAGGCTTCAAACTTCTTATATGTTGCAGGACTAATTCCACGCCAGTTGCCTTGATAAGGTACATAACCTTTTGGTAGTGGCAGTCCNATACTTTGAGCCATTACATTATGTATCTTACGTTTTAAGAACTCACGTTTCATCTGTATTGCATTAGGTTTCTCTCCGAAGTGAGTAAAGACATTACCTTTGAACTCACAAGAGAAACAGTTAAAGATACCAGTAACTTGGTCGATTCTCATACTAGGGCTACTATCGTCATGGTCTGGATTCAGACATTTGACTACATAGTCAGCACCTTTTGGTATATAGTGTACACCCTTACTTTCTAATAATTCTAATACGTTCATTCATACCCCAATCCATACTGTATATTATCAACCCATTCGTAATAGTTGTCAAGCATTTCTGCGTCAAATAAGTGCATATATTCTGATAAATGCACTACTAGGATATCTGCATCTTCCCACTGTTTAGTGTCTATAAGATGCTCTAGTTCTTCGAAATGCGGTAATAAAAAGTCGCTTGGGTTAGTTATCATTCTTTTTTCCTGCTAAATGTTCAAGTCTTAGCAGAGTTATCTGCATTTGTTCTAATTGTGAGTCTGTGAAATGTTCGTGAAAGCAAGAAAGATAAGTTGCTATCATACTTGCTTCTTCGTAGTCTTTTAAGGACATATTAACACACAATGCCCAAAAGCTTTCTGCTATAAGAGTATCTTGATCCATTATTTTCCTATATGTTTGATACCGTCTTTTGGTATTACTTGGTATGCACCTTTATTGTAAGCTACTGCGACAGTGTAGTTTTTAGATACTTCTTGTTTGATCTTAGTATCTGGACTTACACTAGTATCACATATCCGCGTATCAAGAGATTTAACATCATCAGCACGAGTACGACGATAGCTATAATCAGGAATGGACGAAGTACCATTTGGAGTATGTCGTCTATGTCGTGTTCTTGTTGTCGTTGTTTTCTTTCTTCTGCCTGTTTGGTCATAGTTAATAGCACCGTGAATAATCATAAAAAAAGCCTCCCTATTCAATATACATATATTATACACGAATAGGGAGGCTTTGTCAAGATGTATTTGCACCTAGAGGTCGAAAGGGGCTTCATCCACTTTGTGGGATGTCTCTTCTTTTTCAGAAGGAGTCTGAGCTGTCTCAGGTCCAATCTTGAGAGTTTCCCAATCGACTACAGAGGTGAAAGAGTCCATAGATGCGTTACGCATTTTCACACAGTTGAATGTCATACATCCATCTTCGTGATCCCAGGTTTCTAAGGCGTAAGCCGCATCTGCCGCATCGAGAATACCTTTAGCAAAGCGAGCTTCACCACTAGCATCTGTTTGATACGGACTAAACACTGGAACGTTGTGTTCCTGCGCCATAGACTTCAATGCTTTACTAACTTCGATCTGTTCTGTCCAGTCATACTGACCGTTACGGTTTGGTACATTAGATCTTTTTACTTGGTTGATATAGTCAACAATAACGATACCTACGTTGTTCTTCTTGACTTTCTTGTCAAGCTCTGCACGAATTTTAGAAAGAGTGAGAGATGGATCATAAACTACATCTATCTGCCGAGTCGGGAGAAGCTCGCAGTTAGTTGTCAGATTGTGATGGAATTTCTCAAAGTCTCTGTGTTCTCTATATTGTTGAATATGTTCTTGACCATTTTCAAAACGACCTGCCCACCATTCCGCAACCTTTGTCCACTCAGTAACCGAAAGGTTTCGATTACGAATACGTGAAAAAGATACGCCTGTAGCAACAGAACAAATACGTTGTAGTGTCTGACGACTATCCATCTCGATAGTGAAATAAATAGCTGATCTGCCAGACTGATACACGTTGTTAGCAATGTTTGCGCAAGTAAGTGACTTACCAGCCCCGCGACGACCCCCTACAAGGATAAGATCCTTTGGAGAGAACTTGATGTTTTCATCATAGTCGCTGTTCAAGCCAAGTGCTACAT